AACGACTGACGCTCCGCTTGCTGTTCCAGTAACTGAGGTGAGTGTTACCGCTGACAGACTACCTGCTGCGGTTGCCGTGCCTGTGCCTATGCCTGTGACTGCGGTAAGGGTGACGCCTGTGACCGACACTGTAGCCTGAGCGGTGCCGCTTGCTGTACCTGTGGCCGCTGTGAGAGTTACACCAGTGAATGCGCCTGTGCCTGTTGCGTTAACAACAGAGGCACCTGATGCTGTACCTGTTGCAGCAGTGAGGGTTACTGTGGCGAGCGACCCTGTACCTGTGGCGTTTACTGGGCCACTCGCGTACTCAAAGAAATCATCAGCGATGTCAACTGATGCTCTGCCAAGTTTGGTCTTGACAAGGTTGGCCCGATCTATCCGGCCAGACGGCTTTCTGCGCCAGACGTTCGAGGCCATTGGGTGTTACCCGTTCACGACTTCAAGCTGCAATTCAAACAGTCCGGTGGCCGTGGAATCAGGCTGTACCAGCGCCATCAGCGCCGAGGTCTGGAAGATTTGCGGCATGCCTGTTTTCAAAAAGTCATGCGTATCGCCCATGTTTGCCACAATGACCCGGCCATTCCACAAGCGGCGCAGCACCAGCACGTTGAAGGTGCCCACGGTGGATACGGTAGACGTGACTGACTCGATCTTTTGCACGCCCGTGTCACCTGCTGCCAGTGGCAGTTGAAGCATGCGGCCAACAATAGGTGCTACAGCCGTGGCGATGACGCCTGTAGTTTTGGCAGCAGTTCCCGCTTGATTGGTATATGTGACCGCAATTGATTGATTACCCGTAAATGCGGTAACAGCTTCAATCCAAATCTCAGTATTTGTGAAGTCGGTGCCCCCGATCACCCTACCTGAATAGCTGGGCTGCGCGGCCAGTGTGGTCGCGGCATTGAAGGCATATGCGCCTGCTTTAAAAAGGCAGTCATACAAACCAATACGGCACGGTACGGTGCTGCCGAAGGTGATGCCGCCCATGTAGTAGGTGCCCGCCCCAAGGTTGTTGATGACCGGGTATCCCACATCCGTGCCCCCCGCAGGCACCACACCAGCAGCAGTTGACGTACCCGCCAACGTGCCAGCGCCGGGATTGCCAGCGGCCTGAAGAACCTGCGTGTTCATCAACGCAATGGCGGTGACAGACGCAGTTTTGTTGATGCTGACGCGCTGGCTTGGGGCGGCGATGTAGCCGTCAAGTGTGGTGATAGCCATACTATGGAGCCGTAATATAAAGCGGTGTGGAGAACGTGACCGAGTAATTCCCAGCAGTGCTGCTCACAGTTCCTACAAAGTCAACGAACTGCACCAGCTTGTCCGTAGCCGCAGAGCCGACGTTCTGGTAAATCACTGCGCCAACTGCCGTAATCGTACTTGTGGTCCAGCCCGGTGCAAGGTTGGTAAATGTGATCGGCACGCGGTTGTTGGTCGTGTCCACTGCCCCCACAGTAGCCGTGACAGCCACACCCCCAGCGGTGTATCCTGTGCCGCTTGCCTCGGTCGCAATAGAGCTACGAAAGATGTGTGTGTCTAGGTCAGACTCACTTGGTATTGCAGTCAGCAGCATGCACTTAAATGATGCAGTGCTGAAGTTTATCGCAGCTTTGGCTAGGTGGTCGGCTAGGTTTCGGTAGTTTGATGAAGCCATGATTATTCCTTTATTTCAAATCTGTTAATGCGTACTATAGCCCAAGCCACCACAAGCCCACCCAGCGATACAAACGCCCAGCTTGTCAGGAAGCACATGGCTCCCCATAGGATGCCGAGGAGGGTGAAGATGAGCCAGTTCATTAGAAAGTTGGTGCATTTGGGGTGTTGGCTGCAACGGCTCTTTCTAGCAAAAGCAGATCAGCATCGGTGATGGTGCCTTTACCTGCGATGCACCAACTTGTTGCACCTGTCAGGAATCGGGTAAAGAATGGGCGATTACCTATCAAAGCCGAGTTGACTGTAGTTGCGCCTATAGCCAAAGTGTTTGTAGCCGCTTGTGTCCCGTTTTTACGCAGCACACGGACATTTCCAATGGTTCGTACTGAGAATATCGCAACCTCTCCTGCATCTATCGTGGAAGACAGTATTACTGACCCAGTAGTAGCATCATCAAGCCAGTTTGCTTGTATTGCATTTGTTAGGTTCTGCAACTCAAGGTTTGCAATCTTAGGAATTGCATTCCCTGTCGATGCAACACTAAATATCCCTTGAAATCCAGTCAGCGAATCCCTACGCACACCAACCACAACAAAGTGGTCGTCCGCTTGCTGAAACGGCACACTCCCCAACGCAAGAGATTGCGCCCCATCAAAGGCCCAACTGAAATTCCCAGCATTCGGGTTACTTGCTGCGACTGTTGTGGTGAGTGGGATGCCACCTTGAGCTAGGATTTGTTGGGCGGTTAGGGCGCCTTGGAATAGGCCACCGTTATAGACAACAACCCCGCTAACACCATCACCGAGATAACTAGGTTCTGCCCCGCCTGTTGCTGCGGTGTTTACTTTGTTGAATATCAACTGCCAAACGGCTGATGCACCCACTGAAGTAGTCAGGAAATTCATGACTATCAAGTACACTCCATTACCAAGCGCAGACACACTACCTGTTGGAACTGCTGCACCTACTGATGCGCCGTATGCAGGTGCTGTGTTGTTGGCAATATCATATTTACCAACAAACACTTTTCCACCCGTCGCTCCTTCATAAGCTTCAATGTTCAAGAACCCAATCCCTGCATCCTTGACTATCGCGGCAAGGGTATAGTTTGTGGTCGCCGAATAAGTTACTGGCTGTTGGTACACCCGATGCTGTGCCGTTGCAGCTACCTCAGTAAACAAGGCTGCGGTTGTTCCCCCAATCAAGTCTGGTTGACCGTATGTTGGGGTGACTGATCCTTTGACCCATGCCGCATTATTGAATACGTTGCTTTGGAGTAATTGGTTCCTCAGTCCCCTCTCCAGCCGTGGCCGTGCTGCTCCTGCTGCTGTTGCGTGGATTCCGGTGACTTGTTTGACGGAGATGTTGTCAAAAGTTATTGTTACTGCACTCGCTGCGCCATTAGCTTGCATTGCTATAAATGTCGTTGCTGCTGTGGCAACAAAAAACGCACTGACTGTGCCAATAACATTGCTACCAACCACGGTGGTATTTACAGTTACCCCAGCATCATCTGCTTTTCTAACCCCGAAAAAGCCGGAGCTTCCCGTTTGGCTAACAATGTCTACAGATACTTTATAAGTCTGCCCAATAACAGTAGCAAAGGACTGTGTCGAGTACATAGGAGTGCTGATAACAGGGGTAAGCACCATTTGCCCCGCTATAACAGCTTGCGCCCCAACACCTCCAGTAACAGTCCACCCCGTAGTGCCACTGCTAAAGTCGCCATTCGTCACCAACTCCACCCCCACGCTCCCCGCAGCATCCAGATCAAGCCCCACCAATCCGTCCACTGGTGTCAAGCCTGTGCTTCCATCAGCTAACAAGTAGTTCGCAGCAGTGAGGCCAGAGATCTGTCCGATACCCGGCAGGTAAACGTGTGCGTTGGTGCCGAATGAGTTGAGGATTCGACGGACTTGGACGATCAGACTATTGTAGCGCTCGTCAAACGGCGGACTCAGAGGACTCCTAAGAGGATTCCTCAGCAGTTGGCTAAACGTCATTGGCATGGTTTAGACCCGGTCCACACCTACATCCACGCCAGCGGCACGGGCCACGCGGTAAGTGCCCGGGCTGCTGAGCACTAGGAAGGGTGTGATCGAGTTCAACGCACCCATCGGGTAATACAGGCCATTTGCACCCTTGACTTGAATATCACACCACGCGCCTGCGGGGATGCCAGCCGTGCTTACCAGAAAAAGACTAGACGTCTCTCCAGAAAGGGTAAAGTCAGCGGAATTGAGCGCTGTGGTGCCTGTTGCAAGTAATGCTGCCATGATTATACCTCTTCAACTTCTTGAATGTTACCGTTCTTATCTCTACTCTTTACTCTGCGAATCTTTGGCTTACTGATTGATTCAGACAACTTGGCAAGGGCAGCAGCCAACTCAGCGTGCATGTTGTCAGCAGGCTCTTCCTTGCCTTTTTCAGCCTTGTCTTCCTTAGCTGTCTCTTTATCAGCCTGTGCGCTGGCCTGCGCCGCTTGCTTGTCTGCCATTTGAATCTGGTGATGTTGGTCAAGCATCTGACCCATAGCTTCCTGACCAACGCGCAGCCGTTCAAGCATAGCTTGCATCTCTAGCTTGGCAGCGTCGCCCTCAGACTGCGCATCAGTGACCATCTTAGTCAGTTCAGCCTTAAGCTGCTCAACAAGCATCTTAGTCTCGTTATTCTGCGTTGCAATGCGCTCAGCAGAGTCAATCTGCATCTGGGCGAGCTGTACCTTAAGCTGGTCGCTCTGCTGTCTGCCCTGCTCAAGTAGCTGTGTCTTCTGTAAGTCAGCCTGCGCCTTAACTTGGGCAATCTGGCCGTCAGCCTGCGCCTTAGCTTGATCTGCCGCTGCTTTAGGGTCGGGCTGCTGCGGCTTGGGCTGGCTCGCCATCTTAATAGCCTCATCCAGTACGCTTTCAATGTCACTAGAGCCACGGAAGCTAGCCGTGACCCACTGCACCATGCGGAGCAGGTAGGGCAGAGCTTCAGGGGCTTCACCCATGATGCTACTAGCTTGACTAAGGAACTGCCCGACCGCTGTAATGTACTCAGTCCGCATTTCGCGTTCTGCGTTGTAGTCTGCCAGTGACAATGTATCCTCACCGACTTCGATGCGATACTCACTGCCCTCGTAGCTCTTCAACAGCTCCACGGCAGCCTGTGCGAACTGGGCTGAGTCGGTCTGATCTACCTGACTCTGCTCCATAATGGACTTGGGCTGGAAGTGACGGCAAATAATCTCAGCCTTAATCTTCATCGCGTGCATCACCCAGCGGGCAACGTCCTTCTGCGTGAGTTGCAGCCTTACGGAGCTGTACTGCGCCTTGAGGGTCTGCGCCTTGGCAGTCTCACGGCTTGAACTGGCCCCGCGCATGATGTCACTGATACTGGTAAGCTCGTAAATCTGCCCGATAACGGCCTGCCGCTGCACCATCAGCTTCTCAAGCACATTGGCAATCTGCTCAACGGGGAACCAGTCAACGCTACCCTTAAGCCCGCCCTTTTCAGCCAGCATGGCCCAGTTGTCCACTGCTATCATGTTAAACTCGCCGCCAGTGAGCATCTTAGCCAGCTCGTTCTGATTCTTGTCATACACGCCCACCACGCGCAGCGCCTGAGTGAGCACGCTGATGCGGTCGTTCAGCACGTCAAGCTCGTTATACTGGTCCTGCACCATCGTGTAGTCAGCCCGGGGGATGATGCTGTTGGTGGTGTGAGTGGCGATCAGCGGCTTGGGGCAGGGGAAGAAATCATCTAGCCCCAGCGGGTCATCCTGTGTGTCCAGCAGAGCTTGGGTGTGGCGGTTGACAAAGTAGACCTTGTTTGTGTCCTCACACCACACTTCAAACACCTCTACCCGCCCCTTGGCAAATCCTTTGGGCAGGCTGCTGACTTTACCGACCTTACGCTCGGTCTCGTAGTTGTCTTTAACCTCGTCGTAGGCTTTCTGCCCGAACCGCTTGATAAAGGCTTTCTTCTTCATCCAGCAGCGTCTGGACACCCACCACACCTCCTCCCACGTGCGGGCAGGGGACCATAAAAAGTCACGCCAGTGCACGTAGTCGCACGGTGCCTCCTCCTCGATGATCCGCTGGGCGGCCTGCCCGGGGATTACCGCCCCGGTGTAGGGGTCTATAGTGGAGGGGGTGGTATAGTCCTCAATCTCAACGTCGTAGCGCAGCCAGACTTGCCCCATGCCGGGTATGAGTCTGTCCTCTACGCCGTACTTGAACGCTGCGTTCATGTCGCTAGCGTCCTTGTTCACCCCAATGTCAAGCATCCGCTCCAACATCATGGCAGCGGTGCGGGCAACATCGTCCTTAGCGTCGCTAGACTGCCGAGTTACTGACGGAGATGGGGGTGTGGCGTACAGCGCAGACTTCATAATCTGCACATTAGCCCAGAAAATGTTGTACCTCTTGCTGTTCTCAGCTACTGAATTCTCGTCGTCCCGGACGTCAAGGTATCTGTTGACGATTTTGTCAGCAAAATCACGCCACTTCTTGTCTAGTTCTTTCTCCACCTCGTCGATGCGGGCGGTCCACCACTTCTGACTGTACTCAGGGGCGGACTTATCGTCATCGAGGGCACTAGCCATAGGTTCTCCGGTCTGCTGCGCGGCCACCTCGCAAATCCCAGATGTCATCCAGCGCAAAGCCGTAGTTTACAGCACCTGCGGGGGTAATTGCAAGCCCTTTTTGCCGGGGGGTGTGTTGCTTCTCCTCCCCGCGTGGGTTCATGACTATGCTGGCGTACCTGAACATATCAGCGTAGTGGCTCGACCAGTCATGCACGGGCTCATCACTGAATACTTTGCGGTCCTCGTCGTACTGGCGGTGGTAAGACTTGAGGGCTAGGACGAGATCCTGCGTCTTCTTCTCGTCCAGCCACCACACGGGGAACGTCTTCCGCACGGCGGCAATGCCGTCCAGCAGGTCGAGGCTGGGTACGATCTTAGGCCGCAGGTCAGCGTCTCTGAAGTTCTCGATTATCGACTTGCCTGTCTGCAGAGACTTGGCCCGGGCGTCGTGGGGCAGCCAGATCTGTCCGGGCTTGAGGCGATTGTCGCCCCAGTACTCTTTAATGTACCTGATGTAGAAGGAGATTGGCCGTAGATTCTCGTGGTGGCTGTGGCCCATCAGCAGGCCGTCGGGCCTGCGTTGCACGAAGCCCATCGTAGAGTCGTCCCTCCACCCGAGGTCCATTACCACGTCGGTGGGGGTGGTGTGGTCCAGTGGGTAGTCACCCACCCGGCCCTCCTCCAGCATCGCCTCTATCTGCCGGGCGTAGATAGCCCCACGGACGCTGGCCTCGAAAGAGCACAGCATTTCTTGGGCGAACTGCTCCTCGTCCATGATCTTCTTCATGGCCGCTATGTCGTCCTCACGTAGGACGTTAGTGACTGTGTGGGGGAGGAACGCCACGTACCAGTCAGGGTCGTCCTTGGCTTGGTAGTACATGTCCCTAAAGTGGTTGGGTCCGTTGGGCGTGCCCATGAACACCGCCCAGCCACGTCTATCGATTAGTGCGGGGAGCAAGACCTCCTTCCACACGCTCCCCTTCATGTTCCCAAATTCGTCCAGTGCGCAACCATCCAAGTAAATACCGCGAAATGAGTCCGGATTGTCGGCACCATACAGGGTAATCCTTGGGGAATTGGGCAGCGCGGACAGTTCGACCCACAGTCCGCTTTCGTTAATCTTCGGGTTGTACGGGCTGGCGAAATCTTTAAGGTACTGCCAAGCGATGTCCTTTGCTTGCCGTAGTAGGGGGGCGATGTAGGCATATCGTGGGTTCTCCCGTGTGTTGTAGCTGGCCTTCTCAATTAAGTCGTTGATAACGCTGACTGTCTTCCCTGCACGGCGGTGGGCGACTAACACTGCCCACCGCTGCCGCCTGATGTGAAAGGCGTGGAAGTGACCGCGAAGTTTGTACTTAGACTGGATGATCATTCAGGGTGAACGTCTAGCGCTCCGGGCGGAATGGCATGCTGGATAATCACTTGGGCGTTGTCGCCAATGTTTATCGCAGTGCTGGGTAGCAGCTTACTGTAGAGGGGGTAGAACTTGTCCGGATTTGCATTCGCCCACAAGGCCATGCGGGGGACGCCGCCTATCATCCTGAACGCATCCTGGAATGCGTTGACTACGTCAGTACGACTGAAGCCATCTTGACGCTTGTTCAGGGCGGGGAGGCCTTTGTTCACACTTTGTGTGATGACTTCAAATGATTGGTCTTCCATAGGGCGGCATTATATGCTGTCGCTTAGGGGATGACAAGCGGTATTTGGTGCTAGCATTCTTATAGCATAGAATCTAGTGTCCGACTACTCGAGGGATGCTACAAAAAGCATAGCACTGAATCTAGCTTCCATATACTCGAAGGATGAGTGAAAGTTTTTGTGTTTGTTGGGGTGCCTACTCCCCCGGCCTTCGTCGGCCCACGGTCCATAAGTCAGTCCTTATATGCCCAGATCCTTATATTCGTCTGTCTTTATATAAGCATGTCCATACATATTAGTCTGCTTATATAAGCAGACGACAAAAAGCCCTGCTTATTAGGCAGGGCTTATATAAGTGAGTGACTACTTAAGCAGCTTGCAAGTATCCGCGCCGCACACAGTAGCCGATGAATCCACTTGCGCCGCCTACTGCGGGGTGTGCTGCCAGTGCTTCAAGAGCAGCGGGCATCGGCGTAGGGCCATTAGCGAGCAGCTTCAACAGGGCTTCCATAGCGGCCATGTTATGCGCTGCCTTCACACGGTACTTCTTTCCCCCCATTGCCAGCGCTGCCATGCTAGGGGCTTTGGCTTGCTTAACGGGTAGGGTAGGTGCCACGGGTGCAATTGCGGCGGTCTGAGGGGCTGGCAGGGGGCTTGCAGGGGCTTTTTTGCTGGTGCCCTTAATAGGGGCAGCGTTGGCGCTTGTAATTGTTACGGTTGCGCCTGTGGATGCGATTTTACGTGATGCCATGATTTTTCCTTGCGTCGGGAAACCGCCCGACTTGCGTACCCTGCCGATTTTGGCGGGGCACCAGCTTACATGCAAGTGCCGTGCCAACTCTGTTTTCGTTGTTTCTATGCCTAAACAGGCTTAGAAAGCACTGTACACATCAACAGCAGTAACATTAATGTTAGAAAGCCCTTACATTAATGACACAATCGTGCCATTTTTGTTATTAAAGATCTGTCTTATATAAGCAGTCACTAAACACTGGCGTTCTATACGGTTAAGCGTCGGCTTATATAAGTGACTGTATATATAAGCCGACCCGCATGTGTGCCAAGTCGTTCTCATTCGTGCGAGATCGGAGAGGCCATAAATGGAGGCTCTGAGAGGTCAGTACGTACACCCAAGTGCGAGGTCGGAGTGCTATTAAATATGTAGCGGTTTTTATGGTTTGTACCACGTTGTACCATGTACCACGTTGTTTTAACTGCCCCACAACCTCCTGCGCGCTCGGACGAGGGGGCGCACACGTTGGCAATTTTAGTGTTTTACATGGTACACCCGGTACAAATATAAAAATAACTAATAAAAACAACAGCTTACCACTGTACCACGATGTTGTACCACGAGCGTACCACGACCCCAAAACCCACACGTGGTACACATTTTTAGCCCCCATTTTAGAATTTACCCTTTAAACGAGCTTCCATTTTGATAAATTCGTCCTTAATTTGCTGTTTTGTAAGCGTACCACGTGTTACATTCCAAACACGGGTAACTTTATTGCCAATACGCACCTGCTCACGCTCAAATCCCTTCTCCTGCATGGCCTTGCCCAGATTATTTTTTAGCCCCTGTATGCGCCCATTATCGTCAGGCGAGTAGGCATGTACCAACTGTTCCGGAGTGAGCACATTACACCCAATCATCAAATCAGGCAACACCAGCGATGGCTCATCCCACAGGTCGCGCACCCACTGTGTGATTGTACCCCTAGCAGACTCAGTTACTAGCTCCTTCCACTTAGTCTCCATTGCCCACCCTTTAGGGTCAAAGCCAGTAATGTCAACATTGAGTAGATGCCAATACAGAGCAGCCACCCCATCCTCGCTCTCAGCCCAAGCAAAGTACCTAGTCCAATAATCTTCATTGTGGGTAGCGTCCTCGTGTGTACCAAACTGCACCACACACGCACGCCTGTCGCCCTCGTCAAGCTTCAGGCTGTCTAGATAATTAGACGTTGTAACCACGTTCAAGTGATTCACAATGCTGTACTCGACCGAGCCTTTTGTGTTGACAACGATACTCTCCCCTGTCACCAGCATCTTAATCTTATTTGTAATAGCTACGCCATCTGGCCCGCCGCCCCCGTGTAGCTCGTCAAGGTTGACAAATTGCCTGCACGCATACACACTATTAAAGTCAGAGGCCACTCGCTCACGGCCCAAACACACTGCGTTGTCCCCGTAGATACGCATAATAGGATGCAGCAGGGCATTCTTACCCACTCCCGGGGGACCATACAGGTGTAAAAACGTGTTCAGCTTGGCACCTAAGTTCTGTATGGGATAGGCCAACCACTGCACGATCCACTTGCGCAGCCGTTCATCACCTACGCCCCTCTGCAAAACGTCCAACCACGGCTGCACATCGCCCTCAGCAGGCTCACAACCCATGCCATTCCACAGGTTAAGTGACCTATCGGACAACTTTACGCCCCCCGGCGTGTACTCAAGGCACTCAGTTGACGCCCTACGCTCATCAGTAAGCCACATCTTGGGGAAGTTCCTACGCACACCCTCATCATCTACGATGCACACGTGGGCGTAATTAACGTCGGTAAACGCCCCACGGGACATCTGCGTACCTGTCTTGATTTCTACTATCCTAGAAAGCGATCGCACCACAACCACTTCGCTGTTCAGCTTACCCAGCGCCAGCGCGTACTCACCAACGTCGATTTCGACTCCTTCGGAGTCGAGAAGAGCCAGCCCAGCAGCGTCCCCCTCGTCCATGCAGTAGTCATCAAAGCCCCTATCTGACCCATCTGCCCGGGCAGGTACGTCTATCGCCCTACTCTCAACCCCATATAATTCATACAGCTTGGCTGCTAACCTCACCCTAGCATCGCTCACCTGAGGGTTAGTGGCAGCGTTGGAGTCGAAGACAATGAAGGGCTTTAGCTCACCTGACCGCCACGGCAGGTCTTTTAGCCCATCTACGAGGGCGTGCCCATGCTTTATAGCGGACCACCCACGCACCCCATTCAGGCCAAGTGACCAGCGGTCCAGCCTAGCACCGTTCGCAGCCTTTATTGCTGACTCGTGTATATATACCCGCTCCCCACGGGGCACGGCAGTCCAGTCTAGCGTGGGTACAAGATACGCCACGGGGGGCTCGCCCGGTGGGCAGAACATCTTGCCCCGCTTGTCAGGCGCTAGGGCGGCGAAGCCCGTGCGCTGCACCGTGGGCACCAGCCTAGCTGACCACCAAGGGGACACAGTGTTCATGATGTCCACATGGGGGAAGACGATAGCTAGCCTATCATCATGACTCTTCTTACCCATGACCTGTGTAAACAGATCACTTGCAAAGCATATTCGCAAGCCGAGTTCAGTGGCGTACGTCTTGCCTATGCCACGCGCTTTGAGATAGAGCAGAGCACGTTCGTACCCCATAACTGCGGTGTCGCCATCGGCAGCACCAAGCTGAGTCTCTATTTGTGGGAATGTAATCATTTAGTGCGAACCCCCTTGCGTGGGAGCGCACAGTGCTGGTATAATAGCCATGTTTGTTCCTAGTTACGATAAATTACTCTTCACAGAGTCTGAAGCCCACACGTCATTGCTAGTGCCGTGTGGGCTTGCTTATTGTAAGTGCGCTACCCCACATAAGCAAGCTGCCAAATTATCAGCTTGCATTCAATTTAGACATGCTTACAATGGGGGCACTGGCGGCAAGGGGCTGTCAGCAACCAACCCTAGGAGCATCTAATGCTAACACATGCAGAAGTAAGACAAGAAGTAAGGCAGCGGCTTATCCAAGCCTGCAAGACTTATTGCAGTCAGCCCATCCGCCTTAACCGCCCAGACGTGCTGCGGCACATGGGCGCACTTGACGTGCTTAACACACCTGACGCCCGCAGCCACTGGCAGGAATACGCCGAGCACCTTGCCCTCCACGAGGAGCAAGACTGGGCAGAGCAAATCATCACCGTGTCAGAATGGAGCAAAGCATGCGAGTCTTAATAACACTGCAAGAGCCGGGACGTCCACGCATCCGTGTAGTAGTCAACGCGCCCAGCACCTTTGACGCAGTGGACAAGGTAATGTCCAAAGCAACAGAGGAGTCTGCTCCCTTTGACGTTAATACCTACGTCGCCGCCCGCCCCGCCACTGCTGAGGACATTGAGAAGCACATGTCTTGGAGCATTTAAAATATCACTTGCGCGACCCGCGCAAGCCCCTATAATAGCGGCAATGGCAGGCAATACGGCCCGTCATTGTTCTAGTAACTTGTTTAAGGATTATCATGAGAGCTCTTATCTCGTCTCCGCGTACTCTACGCACAGGCCACCCCCTCAGTCTTGAAGCAATCCGTCAGGTAGCACCTGCGGTCTTTGCCACCACACCGCACACTGACCGTGGCCCCCGCTACGCCTACGTACCCACAATCACGCCCCTCCAAACGCTTATGGACAATGGTTGGGGAGTGTACGAAGCAAGCCAACAGCGCAGCCGCGCGGTTGACCGTGACCCCTACACCAAACACATGCTGCGCCTGCGGAAGCTGGAGCACTTTGGCACTAGCGAGGCTGAGATTTACATGCGTGACGAGGGCGTGCCTGAAGTAATTATGATTAACGCCCATGACGGCACTGCTGCGTATGACCTGCGGGCAGGCTTCTTCCGCTTTGTGTGCTCCAATGGGATGATGGTTGGGCGTACACTGGGCAGCTTCAAGGTGCGGCACACTGTTGGCCCACAGACTAGCATGGAAGTGCTGGCTGCTGGTGAGCGCACAATTACTGAGAAGTTCCCAGTGATGATTGAGCAGATTGACCGTATGCGTAACTACCAACTAACATCAGCTTCCCAACTGCTGCTGGCGCAGACTGCTATTGACCTGCGCTATGGCGGCACAGTGGCACCCTTCCAAGCTCATGACCTACTCAACGAGCGCCGGGCTGCTGACCACGGCAACGATGCTTGGCACGTGCTTAACCGCATCCAAGAGAACATCATTGATGGTGGCTGGGCTACCCGCAGCGCGCTGTACAACCGTGCTAGCACTGTGCGCCCCGTGGAGCGTGTGAGCGCCGTGGCTGCTATTAATAGCGGTATCTGGGACGCAGCCCTTGAGTTGGCAAATGCTAACTAAGTCTATCCACAGCTTTGGTGGGGTGATGTTCGAAGTTGAGCATCACCCTGCCACTGAGTCTGACCCACTGCCCGTCATTGTATCAATGCGGGTGTTGGGCACAGACTATAAAGCCACTGGCCCTGAACTGGCCCAGCTCTTTGATGAGTTGGTGGTCCCTATTAAGGTAGGGCGCAGAACAGAGCTAGTGCCGTTCTTGTCTATTGTTACTAAGGAGTTTGGAAATGTTGACTGCTAAAGAATTGTCAGCTATGGCTGACGCGTACTGGGCGATTAAAACCGAGCGGCTGAAAGCCGACAAGGTGGCTGCCGAGTTTAAGGTGAGGGAGAATCAACTGTGCGCTACTCTCATTCAAGAGATGCGTGAGCAGGAAATCACAGGTATCGGTGGCATTACCGTGCGGCTGGCGATGGACGCCCCCA